TAAGATTAGAAAGTTAACTATTAAAAAATAATAAAAATATAAGTAAGGTTGAAAAAAAACTTGATTTTAAAAAATTAGTTTGATAGATTGTTTTCGATTTTACAGGAAGAAAATACTTAAAGGAGTAGTATGAGATTATTTATATGTGAGAAACCGTCACAGGGGAGGGATTACGCCAAAGCTCTTGGATATTCCAAAACTGGTGCAAAAGACGGCTACATTGAATGTAACAATGGAGACATTGTTACTTGGTGTTTCGGACACCTATTATCTCCACTAAACCCAGAGGATTATGGTGAAGAATATAAGACTTGGTCTTTAGAAACTTTACCTATTTTACCGAAGGAAAAATGGGATTATGTAATAACAAGCGATAAAAAGAAACAATATAAAACAATAAAAGGTCTTGTTGATAAAACCAATGACGTTTATATCGCTTCGGATGCGGATAGAGAAGGAGAAATGATTGTTGTTTCTCTACTTGAAAGAATGAACTATAAAGGAAATAGATTTAGAGTTTGGGCAGGTGCGCAGGATGAAGAAACTCTTCGTGGTGCAATTAAAGCTGCTAAAAATGCTAATCTAACATATGATCTTTATTTAGCTGCTGTTACTAGACAGAAAGCTGACTGGATGTATGGTATGAACCTTACTCGTGGTATGACAGTTGTAAACAGACCTTTTATTGAAGGTATGTTCTCCCTTGGTCGTGTTCAAACAGCCACACTTGCTCTCATCGTCAACAGAGACCTTGAAATTGAAAACTTTAAACCAAAAGATTATTTTGAAATGTCTTGTTTCTTCACAACTAAAAAAGGTGAAGAGTTAAAAACAGCTTGGGACGTTCCAAAAGAACTTTTAGATCCAGAAGAAAAGAAATGCTTGGACAAAGATAAAGTTAAAGAAATTTTCGATAAGGTTAAAGGTCAAACTGGTACAGTAACTGTCAGTGAAAAGAAAAGAAAACAGGAAGATCATCCTCTTCTATTTTCATTGGATAGTTTATCAAAAGAATGTAACAGTAAATTTGGCATGTCTGCTGCAGAAGTTCTACAAACTGCACAAGCACTTTATGAAACACATAAAGCAACAACTTACCCTAGAACCGATTGTGAATATATCAACGAAGAACAACGTTCTAGGATTGATAAAACATTTGAAAGTATGACAACTGCTGACCCTGATAATTCTGAAATACAAGATCTTATCTCTCGTGCGGATAGAAGTATTAAAAGTCGTGCTTGGAATAGTAAGAAGGTTTCTGCCCACCATGCAATTGTTCCTAACATTGCAAAATTTGATATGGATAAATTAAATGACCGTGAAAGAAAGGTTTATGAGTTAATTCGTCGTAGATATCTTGCTCAGTTTTATCCAAAAGCAGAAGTTGATAGCACTAAAATTGAAATTATGTGTGAAGGTGAAAGGTTTAAAGCAAGTGGCACAATGCCTGTTTCTGCTGGTTGGAAAGAAGTTATCGGTAAAAAAGGTGAATCAAAAGAATTACCTGTTGTTGATAAAGGTGATGAACTTCCAGACGCTAAACCTAAGCTTGAAAGCAAGAAAACTAAACCACCTTCAAGATATACCGAAGGTACATTGCTTGATGCAATGAAAAATGCAGCAAAGTTTGTTGAAAAAGCAGAAGATAAAAAAATGCTTAAAGGTACTGAGGGTATTGGTACTGTTGCAACAAGACCAGAAGTTTTAGAAACGTTAAAGAAACGTAACTACATAAATGCTTCAAAGAAACAAATTATTTCTAGTGAAAAAGGTCGTGCATTAGTAGAATACGCTCCTGATGAGACAAAGAGTATCGCCATGACAGCTTTCTGGGAATCCAAACTTGAAGCCATTGCAGACGGAAAGTTAAAACCAGAAGAATTCGTTTCTGGTCAAGAAGAATTATTGTCTAAAATGATTGAAGACATTAAAGCTGGTAAATGTACTCTTAAAAAAGCTGTTGGTGTTACTTATACTTGTCCACTTTGTAACGGTGGTTTAAGAAGTGGCAAGTCTAAAACAACAAAGAAAAAGTTCTGGGTTTGTATGAACCGTGATACTTGTGGTAAGTTTTATCAAGATAACCGTGGTAAACCTTTATTCCCTAAAGAAGTTGATCAAGGTGACGTAGAACATACGTGTGAAGTTTGTAATACAGGTAAACTGCATAGGAATATTAGTAAGAAAAATACTTATTACTGGCGTTGTCAGAATGCTGAATGTAAGCAAATTTATATGGATAATGACTTTACGCCTGTAATCTATATTCCAGAAGAAGTTGATCAAGGAACAGAAGAACACACTTGTTTTTCTTGTAATAAAAACAAACTAACAAGGAAAAAAGGTAAGTATGGTTATTATTGGAATTGTGAACCTTGTAAGAAGAACTTCAAGGATAATGAAGAAACAATATCACCAATTAATCCTGCCGATGATACTGGTGGCGTTGAACAAGGTGATACTAAGTTCAAATGTTTCTCTTGTAAAAAAGAAGATTTGATCAGGAAGAAAGGACAATATGGCATTTACTGGAACTGTTCAGGTTGTAAGAAGAATTTCAAAGACAAGGGCGGTGACAAAATAGAACCTATTAATCCAATTCAAAAATCTGACTTTAAGTGTCCTAATTGTAAAGACGGGTATTTAGTAGAGAAGTCAGGTAAGAATGGAAAGTTCTTTGGATGTAATGCATATCCTAAATGTAAAACAATAAAGAAAGAAGTTAACGGCAAACCAGACGGATTTTAATTAATGGAAAAATTGAAGTTATCTTATTTAAATGAAAATCACACTCGTTGTGATTTTCAATTTAATGATAGAGTTAAAGATACAGTTAAAAGAGTGCCCGGTGCTTGGTTCAACGGGGAAATGAAATGTTGGTTGATTCCGAGAAATTGGAGTTATCAGTTAGTTTTATGGACGAAAGAAGCAGGTATTGCACTTGAAATTGATAAACAAATGCAAGTTGATTTTGGTTTATCCAGAAGAGGAAAGACTGCAGAAGAAATCGAAGAGCGTAAAAGAAAGAAAGCGGCAGACCCTTCGTATGCTGTTGACGCTGAATATGATACCAAATATTTAAACCTTAGAGAAGGATTCGATCTTTATCCTTATCAGAGAGCAGGTTTGAAATATATGGTTATGAAAGATGGTCGTGTTTTATTAGGCGATGATATGGGGTTAGGCAAAACCCCACAAGGTATTGCTATGGCAAGACATTACCAAAACGACTGGCCTTTGGTTGTAATTGCACCAGCGTCTCTACTTCTTAACTGGAAAAAAGAAATTATGCAATGGCTTCCTGATATTAAGGACGAAGATATTCGTGTAATTAAAAAAGGAACTCAAAAGCCTTCAAGAAAGATTACTATTGCTAGTTATGATTATACTATCAAACAAGAACAAGCGATTAAAGACTATCTTGGTGTTAAGGGTGTTTTACTTATAGACGAAGCACACAACATGAAAAACCCAGAGGCAAAAAGAACAGAAGCTTTGATGCGAATTTGTCATGTGGTTAAAAGACTTGCTGTAATAACAGGAACTCCTTTCTTGAGTAGACCGAAAGAAGCTTGGTCATTACTAAATGCAGTAAATCCATTTCACCCAGAATGGAAAGATCAGCAAGAGTTTGAAGCTAAATACTGTGAGGGTAAAGTCGTAAAAATGGGCAAACGACATATTTATCAAGCTAATGGTGCTGCTCGTGTAGAAGAGTTTCATGATTTAATTAGAGAAGAAGTAATGATTCGAAGATTAAAAACAGATGGTGGTGTTCTTGATCAATTACCTGACAAAAGGCGTGTAACTCAATATTTGGAAATTGATGACGAAGATCGTGCAAGTGTTGATATGGTTACTCAAAATATCACATATAGAGTTCTTAAAAATTATAAGAATTATAAAAACAATTTAAGGGAACTTAAAAAAGTCTTTCTTGCTGAATCAACAGCAGAAGGTGCAGAAGACGATATGTTTAAAGCATACAAAATGACAGGTATGGCTAAAATCAATAATATATGTGATTGGGTTTCTCAAAAATTAGATGATAGTGACGCCAAATTTATTATTTTTGGACATCATAAAGATTTCTTAAACGGCATCTCTGAAACATTGGAGAAAAAGAAGATTAAGTATATGAAAATTGATGGTTCTACTAGTAAAGAAAAACGATTTGAAAATACTGAATCATTCCAAAAAGACCCAGAAATCCGTGTTGCTGTATTATCAATAGTTGCTGCTTCCGTTGGTCTTACTCTTACTGCTGCTTCTGAGGTTGTTATGGGTGAGTTTCCTTGGACTCCTGCATTAGCACAACAAGCAGAATGTCGTGCTCACCGTAATGGTCAAAAAGAATTAGTTACTTGTTATTATATGGTTGCAAACAATACAATTGACGGATATTTATGGAACATGCTTTCTCGTAAGAGTGTTACTTCAAGTTTAATGCTTGATGGTGGTGAAGGTGACGAAATGGAAGAAGAAATCGATATGGAAACAGGTGATTTACTTGATTCTATTATATTGTCTGTTCATGAAGCTGTTCAAAATGGAATAATTGATATAAACGATTTACCTGATAGTGAAGACGATAGCTTTAGTGATAATTTCTCTTCTATTGTTCAAAAACTAACAAATGGTATCACCATATAAAAATAAATTTAAAAGATAATAAAATAATAGGTATAGTTAAGCAAAATAATAAAAAAAGTGTTTGACTATATCTTTTTTTATCAATATAATCATTGAAAATTACAAAGGAGGTATTTTTTAAAAATGTCAATAGAAAACTTTTCAAAGGAAATATTAAACAAAGACATTCCTTTAAATATCTTAAAAATATGTGTATATTTACTAACACATGATTCAGATACGATAGATATCGACGAAACCTGTAATCAAATGTATATTACTAAAAGGAAACTAATGGGGGAAATAGATAAAACAAAACCCATTGAAGGATTCTTTAGTTCTGACATTGATTCTGACGGTACACACGTTTTTTACATCTTAGATAAGAAGTTTTATCTAAAATCCGAAAAGAAAAAGAAGAAAAACAAAAAAGAAGACGTTCAAATCGCTGACGCACGAGAAGCTGCCATTCAAAGAATATTTGAATATTGGCGCACTACAATGAATAAAAGTAGTAGAACAAAACTAGACAAAGAAAGAAGAAAAAATATAAATACCGCTCTTCAAAGTTATACAGAAGAAGAATGCTGTATGGCTATTTCTGGTTGTAGTAAAAACCCTTGGAATATGGGACATAACCCAAGACAAAAAGAATATAATTCATTAGAATTGATATTTAGAAATGCTGAATACACTGAAGGGTTTATTAAAGAGTCAGAGGGCTTAAGTTTAGAAGAAAAAGTAAAACTTGAAAATGATTCAAAACCAGTTAAGATAGAAGACCGACTTCAAGATGATAGTTGGGCTGAAAGTAGACTCTCTCATTTAGAAAATACAATGAAGGGAGAACAGTTAAATATCGAAAATAAGTCTAAAAATGAAACTTTATCTCTTGAAGATAAGTCTATTTCTTATAGTTCTGATAATTTTGATTCTCTCGGTTTAGCTAAGGCTTCATTAATTTATCTTGGATTTGAAAATGAAAACTTTTATTTTGAAGACGATATTATTATCGAAGAAAATGATAATGAAGAAATAATAGTAGAAGCAGAATTCGAAGAAATAGTAGAAGACGAAGTAGTAGAGACTGGAAAGGAAGAAGATTCAAGTATCCCCCTATATATGAGAATCTTAAAAGAAAGCAAAGAAGAATCTAAATAAATAAAGAAAGGAAAAGGTTATGGATAATATAGATCAAGACTTTTTTAACAAGTTTGTTCAAAACAGAGTAGAAAATAGTAATGCGGATCTAATTAATGAAGATCCAAAAGAGCGTGTTAAATTAATTAATACACTTTTTAAAATGTTAATTGGTATGTATGGTAGAAACTTTGCTGACCAATTTGATAACCCATACGCAAAAGAAATATGGCTTAATGCTTTATTAGTTTTTAAAAAGGAAGATATAGCAAAAGGATTAGACTTAATGTTACAAGATCCTAATTTTCAAAGTGCTCCCAATTTAAAGAAATTTATTCTTTATTGTGATGATGCACAAAATGGAAAAGATTATATCAAAGAGAAGAAGCGCATAAGAGATGCACAAAAACTTCCAAAACTTAAAAAATTAAAAACAAATAATAAATAAAGAAATTACAAAGGAGCTGTTGTTAATATGGGAAAATTAGGCGATTACAAAAAAGATAATGAACTTGATGATATTGAATTTGATGATGAAGTTGATGAACTTGATCAAATGATTGAAGAACAAGAAAGAAAACAAGAAAAGAAAGAAGAAAGCAAAGCAAAGATAAATGTAAACGAAATAGAAAAAATCGAAGAAAAAATATTAAGTATAATTCTTAATAATCAAAAAGTTCCAGAAGGCGTCAATGAACATTTATTTAGCACATTAAGACTGAAAGAAGTTTATCAAGGTATAGAGCATTTCAGTAGTCAATCAGAAGAAGGTGTTTTTGATTCAGGTGCGGTTGGTGCGCTTTTAAGCAAAAGAAGAAACAACTCAAAATGGGAAGACGAAATTGTTCCTAATCTTATTAAAATTAGTAAAGGAAAAACTAACCATTTACAAAACTATTTAAGTATCTTAAAAGAACAAAACATTGGTCTTAAGGCAAATAAAATAGCAGAAGCTATTAGAGATAAAATTAAAAATGGTGATCTTAGCTACTTAAAACAAGCTGCAACTGAACTTAATTCTATTGAATTGTTTGAAGATAGTGGATATGACACATTAGAAGACGCACTAAATTCTGCAATTTTTAATATTGACGAAAAACGTGATTCTGATGGAGAACACTCTGGTATACCTACTGGCATTGAAACCCTTGACGATACAACAGGTGGTTTACAAAAAAGTGACTTAATTATTCTTGCAGCCCGTCCTGGTCAAGGTAAAACTGCAACTGCAATAAACTTTGCATATAATGGTAAGGTTCCTTGTGGATTTATTAGTTCGGAGATGCCAAGTGAACAGTTGGCTTTACGTTTGTTATCTCTTGATAGTGGAGTTAACGCACAAAAAATTCGTAACCCGAAGAAATTGTTACCAGATGAACTTCAATCTCTTAGAGATTCTTCTGAGAAAATGAAAAAAGATACTTTTATCTATATTGATGACAAACCTGGTATCTCAATTCAAGAAGTAAAAGAGAAGGCTAAGATTTGGAAAGAAAAATACGATATACAAGTGCTATATATTGACTATATTCAACGTCTTACATACAAAGCACCTGGGGCTGATAAAATGCCACGTAGTGAAAGAATTGGTATGATTGCAATGGAAGCAAAAGAGATTGCACGTGAATTAGATATTGCAGTAGTTGGTCTTGCACAGATAAGTCGTGGTGCTGAAAAGAACGAAGCTTCTGGTGGTCGCCCTATGCTTTCTGACCTTAAAGACTCAGGTATGATCGAGCAAGAAGCCGATTTGGTTATTTGTCCTTTCCGTGAAAATATGGATGGCATGGACGTAAATGCTGTTGCTGAAATGGAAATCTTATTACTTAAAAACCGTCACGGACCGCTTGGTGAAATTGACGCAGTATGGATTCCAAGAAACATGAAAATTGTTGAAGCAGAAGACTATGATGTTGATTCAGGAACTGTTACAGAAGTTGTTGATGATGAAGAAGAAGAGGATATTCCTTACTAAAATAAAAACTAAA